AATCAAAGATCGTTATATTTTAGAACAAATCAGCTTTGACCAAATGCCCGGGTTCAAAACTTCTTACTATATAGAAGTTGACAAAAACCAGAATCCTGTTATAATGACTGATGTTAAAATAAATATTAACACACAAAACACTTGAGGAACATATGGCATATAACAGATCTTTTAATGAAGAAGAACGAGCACGTCTTAAGCGCCTAATTGACGAAGGCATGCAAGTTACCTATGAGATTGAAACTCTCAAGGAAGGTTTGAGCGATACCGTCAAAGCCATTGCTGAAGAAATGGATATCAAGGCTGCTACACTAAACAAAGCTATTAAGATTGCACATAAGTCTAAGTTTGGTGAAGAGCGTGATAAGTTTGACGAGCTTGAAACTATCCTAGAAGCTGTCGGTAAAACTCTTTAACTAGGATATAAATTTCGTGCATAACGACGGAATACTAGTTAAAGAAAACGCATTGTCTTTTGATGAAATATCTCAAATTTTAAATAGTGGTGATCTTGCTTTTAAAAAAGCAAGTGTATTGTCACAAGGCGACTGTCTTGGAAGACTTTCAAACTATAGGAGAGTTTGGACTGCCACTTTTATTGATAATGATTTAACAGAAAAATTAAATCAACTTTTTAAAGAAGCTTCTAATATTTTTAACATTTCCTTCGATTCTTCTTTAACCGAATTAGCTATAATGCGATATAAATCAGATGACTATGGGCATTATGGTTGGCATGTTGATACTATTGATGATTCGGAAATTAAAAAAAATAGAAAACTTTCTATGACTATTGTATTAGATAAAAATTATACAGGTGGTAGTCTGTGCTTTGAAAATAAAAAATTTGAAAATTTAAACGCAGGCACATGTGTTATTTTTTCCAGTGCGTTGAAGCATTGTGTTGAACCTGTTATATCAGGAACAAGACATTCTTTAGTATCATGGGCTTACGAAAAAGCACTTGACTATTAAAACTTCTATAATAAATAATATTGGTATTGCGTCAGCCGTAAATGATGCTTAGAGAAAGACACACATATGAGTTACGTAGATGCCTTCTATGATAAGGCAAAAGACTTTATTCGAGTAGTTGAGCGAGTCAACGGTAAAAGAATATTGATCGATCACAGGCCTGAATATAATTTTTATATCGCAGATCCGCGTGGTACCCATCGCAGCATATATGGCGATCCTGTAAGCGAGATACGCTGTAAGAATGTCAAGGACTTCAGAAAAAACGTTGCTATCAACAGTCAATCTAAGAAGTTTGAAAGTGACATTAAACCTCTAAACAAAACTATTGCTAAACACTATAGCGGTGCTGATACACCAAAACTGCAAACAGCATTTTGGGATATTGAGGTTGACTTTGATCCTGAGCGCGGATATGCTAATCCGGAAGAAGCATTTATGCCTATTACTGCTATCGGTGTTTATCTCCAATGGCAAGAAGCTATGGTGTGTTTAGCTGTACCACCTAAGACACTAAGTTGGGAGCAAGCGCAAGCAATTGCCAGCAGACTGCCCGAAGTTATTTTATTTCGTACAGAAAAGGAAATGCTTGAAACATTCCTTGTACTAATTGAAGATGCTGATATCCTAAGTGGTTGGAACAGTGAAGGCTATGATATTCCTTACACTATCAACCGAATCATTAAAGTATTAGGTAAGAATGAACTACGCAGACTCTGCCTATGGGATCAAATGCCAACCGTACGGGAGTACGAAGCATATGGTAGTCAACGCCAAACATATGACTTAGTTGGTCGTGTACACTTGGACTACATGCAGTTGTACCGCAAGTATAACTATGAAGAACGTCACAGTTATCGACTAGATTACATCGGTGAGATGGAGATCGGTGAACGCAAGGTTGCCTATGAAGGCAGCTTGGATCGACTTTATAATCACGACTTTGAAAAGTTCTTAGAATATAACATTCAAGATACTGTACTGCTTAACAAGCTAGATAAGAAGCTACAATTTATTGATCTAGCTAATACTATTGCTCACGATAACACTGTGCTACTGCCTACAACAATGGGCGCTGTTGCTACTACAGAACAGGCTATTATCAATGAAGCTCATCGCAGAGGATTTGTAGTACCAGATCGCAATAGAAGTGAGCGAGGCGATACGCAAGCCGCAGGTGCTTATGTGGCCTTCCCGAAGAAAGGCTACCATGATTGGGTAGGCAGTATGGACATCAACAGTCTATATCCTAGTGTGTTCCGGGCGCTAAACATGGCTGCTGAAACTATTGTTGGACAGCTACGGCCTGAGTACACAGAAGAAGAAATTAACAACAAGATCAAACTAGAGAAAGCTAGCTTTGCTGACGCTTGGTTAGGCAAATTTGGTACAAATGAGTTTGAATTTGTAATAAACAAAGACGTTAACCATGTCATGAAGCTAGACATGGAAGATGGTGCTACTGTTGAAGTTACTGGTGCCGATGTATATAACCTAATCTTTAACAGCGGCCAACCTTGGAATATTAGTGCTAACGGTACTATCTTTAAAACTGACTTCCAAGGTATTGTTCCAGGCTTGCTAGAGCGTTGGTATGCTGAACGTAAAGAGCTACAAGCCAAAAAGAAAGAAGCAACCACAGACGAAGAAAAAGCGTTTTGGGACAAGCGACAGTTGGTTAAGAAGATTAATTTGAACAGTTTGTATGGTGCTATTCTTAACCCAGGTTGCCGCTTCTTCGATAAACGCATCGGTCAAAGTACAACGCTAACTGGTCGTCGCATTACACGTTTTATGGCAGGCAAGACTAACGAATTACTCACTGGTAAGTTTGACCACGTAGGTGATTGTATCATTTACGGCGACACTGACTCTGTATACTTTACTGCGGTTCCTGCACTTCCGCAAGGCAGTGAACTTGATCTAGACAGTGCTGTTAAACTATATGATCATATCAGTGATACTGTTAGCGATGGTTTCCCTGGTTTCTTAAAAACAGAATTCAATGTTCCTTATGAAAACGGTAAGGTTCTAAAGGCAGGTCGTGAAGTAGTTGGCCGTTCCGGACTATTCATTACTAAAAAGCGTTACGCTATTAAGTGTCTAGATATCGAAGGTTACCAACCAGAAGGTGGTAAGCTCAAAATCATGGGCATGGAGATCAAGCGTAGTGACACACCCGAATTTGTGCAGGACTTCTTAGAAGTGGTGCTCGATGATGCACTAAGTGGTGCAACTGAAAAAGAAGTTATCACTAAGGTAAAAGAGTTTAAGAAGAACTTCCAAAGTTTAGATCCGTGGAAGAAAGGCATGCCCAAGCGTGTCAACAACTTAACTAATTACACCGAAAAACTAAAGAGTACACGTAAGACAGAAAACATGAAACTGTTCAAACTAGAGTCTCTAAAAGATGAATCTAGCAATAATATGATTCCAGGTCACGTTCGAGCAAGTATAAACTGGAATGACATTAAAACTGCATTCGGCGACAATTACAGTATGACTATCATGGATGGTATGAAAGTTATTGTATGTCGATTGAAGAATAATGCTATGGGTTATAGTAGCATTGCGTACCCTACCGATGAACTAAACCTACCGCAATGGTTCAAAGATCTACCATTTGACAATGAAGCAATGGAAGAAGCGGTATTAGATAAGAAGGTAGAAAACGTTCTTGGGCAAATGGGTTGGGACTTGTCTCAAACCAAAGAAAGCGAAGCACTTAGTGAATTTTTTGATTTTTAATCTAAGAAAATGATAACAAAACACTTGACTTTTCTAAATAACAATAGTATAATATCTAAAATATAGGAGCACTCTATGGCAAATAATTATATCAAAGACACATTAAAAGACATTATCAAGCACACACATAGCCTTGGCATTTATGAAATGGTAAAGGTCACTGGAACACTTGAGGAAACAAAAATTGAAACTGTTGACGCAAATAAGACAGTAATTTTTAAAGGCAAGACAGTTAATCCTGTAGCAGACTTCGTTGATGCTACTGTTGGTCTGAGCCGTATGAGCGTACTTGACGGATATCTAAAGTATCCTGGTTTTGACAGCGAAGAAGCAACTGTTGCTGTAGTTTCGCAGAAGCGTAACGAAGTAGACATTCCAGTTGAAGTTAAGTTTGTAGCTAATGACGGCACAGATGCTAACTATCGCTTTATGCTAGCAGATGTTGTTAATCAGCAGTTAAAGGACATTACATTTAAGGGTGCAGAGTTTGATATCAACATTGTGCCTACTGCAAAGAATCTTAAGGACCTTGGTTACTTTAACAGCGTTCTTGGCGCATATGAATCAACCTTTATGCCTAAGACAGATGGCGGTAAGTTATATTTTCACATCGGTGACGGGGTAAGTGATCGTACAAAGATTCTCATTGCTGAAGGTGTTGACGGTGAAACTAAGCATGAGTTCCGTTGGCCGCTTGATATCGTACTAAAAATTTTACGCCTCGGTGATAGTGCTGGTATGGTCCTAAGCATTAATAACAAGGGTTTGCTACAAATTAAGGTAGATAGTGGCATGGGCGAATACACTTACTTACTTCCAGCTAAAGGTTAATTAATGAAAGACTTAGGAAAACGTCAAAGCGACTATGCAGTATATTTGCCTGCTATCAGTAGCTTTTATACAAAACAACTACAAAAAACATTAGCTAACCCAA